CAACCGGATGATCCAGGACGTCCTTCAACGCCAACAAGACGGCGCCGCCTTCAAGCTCTACACCGACCGCGTCTTCAGCGGCGGCACCCTGAGCGAAACCCTCAGCCGCTCGATCTCCTTCGACGCCGTGCTGACCTCCGCCAGCCTCAACATCAACCCCGACGACGCCCAGTCCGTCACCGTCAACTTCCGCCCCGCTGGCACCCCCACCTTCGACTTCAGCCAAGGCTGAACCCCGCGAAGACACCCGGCCCCACTTCGGTGGGGCTTTTTTATTGTCTACTCCGCTACACTAGAAGCATCAACACCCTCGTTGTATGCCAGTTCCAGTCCGCGCCATTGACCGCCTCCGCAAGGCCGCCAACCTGGAGCCCGTCAAAAAGACCGTCGACCTCTCGGACGGCACCACCTTCGAGCTGTGGGTCACTCCCCTGACCATGGCCGAACGCGAACGCGCCCAGAAACAGGCCAAATCCGACGACGCCAACGCCTTCGCTCTCCAACTGCTCATCACCAAAGCCCTCGACGAATCTGGCGCCAAACTCTTCAACGCTGGCGAAATCGACGTCCTCAAGAACGAAGTCAAGGACAAGGACCTCCAAGCCCTGATGCTGGCCATCATCACCGACGACGCCGAGCTCCTCGACCCAAAGAGCTGAGCGCCGAACTCCGCAAGGACAACTGGCTCATGCTCCAGTTCGGAGTCGCCAAAGAGCTAGGCAAGTCCCTGCGCGAGGTCCGCGCCTCAATGACTGCCGAAGAGCTGATCGGCTGGAGCGCCTACTTTCAGATCCTCAACGAGGACCAACAAAAAGAGCTAGACAAAGCCAAACGCCGCCGCTAACCCCGGCGGCTTTTTTCTCGCGTACACTGGTAAAACAGGACTCAGGCGCCGGTGGCTAACTACAACGCCAACATCAACATCACTGTTGCTGGTGCGTCGCGCCTAAACGCAGTAACAGCTTCCGTCGAACGTTTAAATAATTTAAGTCAAAATCTAAAACCGCTAAATTTACTTGCTCCGGGTGGTGGAAAACTAGGCGATTCTATTCGTCTAGCAATCAAGCCGATCAACGATTTTGCTAGAAGCGTAGAAAACGGGAATAAACGTATCTCAAATACTTTTGCCGGTGCGGTTCAACAGGCAAACGTATTTCGCACAGTTCTAGAAAACGTAAAAGTAGCTGCAGGTGGTTACGAAAAACAGTCTGCATCTGTAAAACTCTACGCCAATGCGCTTGCCGAAGCAGAAAAACAAGCCAGCAAACTTTCTGTCGCTCAAAATGATCTTGCGCGAACCGCAAAAGGTTTACAAACTCAATCTGAACGTGATTTTGAGTATTACCGTCGACTCAATACTATCCAAAGCGGACGGATTAAACAGCGCCAACAAGAAGCACGGGCAACGCAAGCGATAAATGAAGCAGAACGTATTGCAGTATCTGTCCGTGAGCGTGAAACAGCAAGAGTCGCTGCCCAACAAGCCCGAGGTAAAAGAATTCGCGGAGCTGTTAGCGAAGGTATTATCGGCGGCTCGTTCCCCTTACTGTTCGGTCAAGGCCCTGGAGCTGCAGCTGGAGGCGCGATAGGCGGTATTGCAGGCGGACTTCTTGGTCCTGGTGGCGGTTTTGCCGGTTCGCTTCTTGGTACTCTTCTTGGCGGTATAGCTGAGCAAGGAAACAAAATTAAAGAATTAGCTGGGGATATAGGTTTTACTGCACAGCAGACACTACAACTACAAGCGGCCTTTAAACTAGCGGGTGCTGACGCGGACAAATTTACAGAAGCTGTGCAAAATATACGCGGCGTAGGTCTAGAAATTGAGGATCAAGCGAAAGCAATTCAACTTGTTAGCGTACTAACCGAAAAGTACGGTGGAAATATCACAAAAGTAACTAATGCGCTGACAAATGCTCTGGAAAGCGGCAAAGTTACACAAGCAACGTTAAACCAGTTGTCAAGTCAAGGTATAGATATACAAGGTGCTTTAGCAACTAAATACAAAACTAACAGAGACATTATTCTTCAAATGGCAAAAGACGGAAAAATTTCCGTACAAGATTTGATAAATACTATGGTTGATTTAGGTAATAGAGGGACAGATGCTGTAAACAAAAACAAAACAGCTGTAGACGTACTTAAGGATTCATGGAATAATTTAGCGTCAGCTATAAGTAATATTGCTTCTGTTATTGTTACAAAATTAACACCAGTATTTGATTGGCTTGTTCGTCGTCTAGCTGACATTGTAAACATAGCTGCAAATGCTTTTGCACAGATAGGCGCTCTTGTAGATAGAGCAGCTATGGGACCTAAAGCTGCAGCCGTAAAATCCGTACAACAAGGTAAATTACCTTTTGGTACTCAAGGGGTTGTTGAACTGATCGGAGAAGCTAGGACTAGACAGCTACAGAAGCAAGCGGGTCCCGGTATGTTGGGACTAGGTTTCAATACAGACAAGTTCGTAAAGTTACTCCAGCAGCAACCAGAGTTTAAGGCTACAGCTACCGGAAAGCTGCCTACTTTATCCACATTCAAAGCCCCGTCGCAGTTTGCTGAAGCAGGCGGCGCACCTAAAGTTAAAAAGAATAAAGCGGCAGACGACGCAGCCCGCGAAGCTGCACGAGTTGCTGAAGTCATCCGTGACCGCATGGCCGAAACCGAGATGCTTCGGATTCAAGGCCAACTCCAGGAAAAAATTTCTAACGCCGAGTTGGTAAAAGATGCCAGCCTTGTGGCCAGATTGAACGGCGAAAAAGAAATACTCGACATCCAATACAGATACGCACAAGAACTGGCAAACGAGCAAAACATAAACGCTCAACAGGCAATCATACAGAAAGGTCTGCAAGCTATCGAAAACTCGCGCCTAAACACGCTACTAAAAGTAGAAGAAATTGAAGCGCAAAGGACAGAAAAGTATACCGATTTGCTTACAAAATTTGACCGCGAGATTGAACTTGCTGGTATCAAAGATGAAGCCGCCAAAAAACTCCGTCAGATTGAATTCGACATCATCGACCTACGCAAACAAGGAATCCTCCTGACCGAAGAGGAGATTACGGCCTACAGAAACCGCGCCGTCGCAGCCGCTGGTACGGGCACCCAAGGACCGGGCCAAAAACGCATGGAAGAACTCAAAACCGAACTGGCCGAGCTGACGAATCTCGAAAATGTCGCTGTGCTTGCCGCAGACAACATGGGCAACGCTTTCGGTCAAGCGTTCCAAGAAATAATTAACGGCTCGTCCAGCGCACAAGAAGCGCTCGCCAACATGATGCGGAGCATCGGTGAAAACTTCATCAACATGGCCGCCCAGATCATCGCCAAACAAACCACAATGATGATCCTTGGCACAATCCTCAAAGCCCTCGGAATTTTCTCCGGTGCAGCCTCGGGAGGCGGCGGTTTCTCCAGCAACGCGGCAGGTTTCGGCGGCTCCGTCGACGCTGGAATCCCAGCCTTACCCAATATCCCCGACTACAGCGGCGCCTTCAAAGCCAACGGAGGCCCCGTTTCAGCTGGAGCACCCTACGTCGTCGGTGAACACGGCCCCGAGCTATTTGTTCCAGGGCGCAACGGCAGCGTGGTATCTAACTCCGGCCTACGCGATGCGATGGGCGCCGCACCCGGCAGCGGTTCGCCGGTGCTCAACATGAGCTTCCAGACAACCAGCATCGGCGGCGTAGAGTACGTCAGTAGAGACCAACTGGAGGCGGCCATGGCCGAAACCCGCCGCCAAGCCACCCGCGACGGCGCCAATCGCGGCATGACCATGACCCTGGATCGCATCAAGCAATCCCCTCAAACCCGTAGCCGCATCGGTATCCGCTGATGGCCACGTTCCCCTCGATAACACCAACAGGCCGCAGCTTCCGTCCTGGCGTGTACCCACAGAAGACTTACCGCGCCCTTAGCGGCGCCACCGTCAAGCGCACCTACGGCAATTCGCCCTACGGCGCCCAACTCGATCTGGAGTTCGACAGCATCCCCGACGCCACCGTCGTCACCCTGCTGGACCACTACCGCAGCCAGACCGCCGCGAACCGCCGCTTCACCCTCAGCAGCAACGTCACCGCTGGTATGTCCAGCACCTTGACTACTCGCGCTAACGCCAGCATCGACGGCCTGCGCTGGGAATACGCTGGCCCACCAGAAGTGCAAACTATCCGCCCTGGCATCAACAACGTCCGTATTAACCTCGCTGGCGAAATCCGTAATCCCCTCCTCGACGACTGATGGACATCCGCATCTGTCAGTTCTTCGACCTGACCACCAGCAGCGGCAACCGGCACCTGTTCCAGAACTACTACGCCAACGAAAACAAGATCTATAGCAACCGCACCTACAGCTTTGCCCCCTTCCGCGCCGAAGGCGCCATCGCCAGCCTCAACGGCGAGAACAACATTCTTCAGATCCTATTTCCCAACCTAGAGATTGGTGTCGTCATGCTGCAAGCTGGTGACGGTAACCGCCTGAGCACACTGGAACTAACCACTGTATGGCTTACCGCTGACGGTAGCTACACCAACAACATCCAAGTCGAGTACTACGTCGGCGTTGGCAGCAGCATCAGCGACACCACACTGGAACTGCGGTTTCGCTC